TCGGAGGGGGTGTGATACGTAAGGGAGTCCGTTGCGGTCCTTCACACCAGCGTGGCACATTGCAGAGAGGCGCATTGCGTTTTCAAGGTAGTTCATTTAAATACCTTTCTTTTCGTAAAGTTTGTCACAGTCATACTCTTTTCGTGGGTGCTTCTTATACCATCTTTCCATTGCTCTTTGTTCTGCTCTCAAGTCTTTATCAGGAATCAGTTTTCCACACTTCATACACGAAGGATATCCTGAGTAATAGTCCGATTGTTTCACATACTGTTCAGCATTACAGCATTTGCTCTTCCACTGTACAAAAGGTGGGTACTTTTTGAAGTAGTCTGGATCAAACATGGCAGAATCCATGCGAACGCCCATACGGAATGCGCCCCGAGTGACTTGCTTAGTGTATTCGTCAACGAAGTCCATATACCCACGCAAGGAGAGTTATTAAGATTGTGATCATCGGAATAAATCCGACAATTCCGAACGCCCAAGGTATCTTTTTGCTCTCACACCAAGTACTGATCTTATCAGATAATTTCCATGAGAGGATACCAGCACTAAAGAATGCAAAGGTATAAACGAAAGCAGTTAATGCAATTAAAAGTAGTCGCACCATATTTCCTTTCATTATCTTTGTCTTACTCGGCTGGATTCGAACCAACATTACAGGGATCAGAGCCCCGAGTCCTGCCAGTTAGACGACAAGTAAGCATTGTTTGGTGGACTCGTACCCCGCTCAGAGCCCTGTCTCTCTAGACACCACGAAATCCTTACTAGCTAGAGATCCCCACGCTTTTATACTCGTGTTACCAACTCCGTCCACACCATCGTGGCCGTTACTGGACTTTCCATATACAGATATCGCCTATGCCCACTTGGACACTTAACCTCGGTCGTAGTGTCTTCTGAAATTATTGCCCCGTCTACCACGCCAAATTTAACCGGAGCAGGAAGAGTAATTGGGACTAAGGCTAGTCCGCATACTTCACAGTACGCAGGTTCATCTACTAATTCAGTTGTCATACGACCTCACTCGGGTGGGTATATCGTGTGTAGTATGGAGCCCCCGATGGGATTCGAACCCACAATCCCGAGTTTAGAACGCTCGTGCCCTTCCATTTGGGCTTCAGGGACATATGGTACACGCAGAGGGATTCGAACCCCCGACCCTCTCCTTGTAAAAGATACGCTCTACCACTGGGCTATGCGTGTAAAATTTGGCCGACAGCGAGGACTTTAACCCCTCCAAGCACCTGCCGGTACGTGCTTTTACTCCTCCGCTACGTAAGTGTTACCCTACGCAGCGCCATCGCCTCTCCCATATGGTGGTAGAAGAACATCTATACTACACTACGCTAATATGGTTGGTCTAGTGAGACTCGGACTCACTCTACGAATTTATAAGATTCGTGTGCTTATCCCTTACACTATAGACCTGTAATATGGTATTTATAAGGCCGCCCGCTCTGCATTAAGCTATAGAGCCAAATTCTGGAGATGATGGAGTCATCGGTTCCCTGTTTTTCGGACGCGGGTTCCTCGTCCACCATCTCACGTTGGAGCGGCTACGGGGACTCAAACCCCGACCGTCAGGTTGGAAGCCTAACACGCTATCGTTACGCCATAACCGCTTAATACACTACGTTAATCATCCTCAGTGTATCCTTCTCCGGTCCCACAACCACTAGCTGCTTACTCGGGAGCCACATCCCCACGAGGGACCCATTACACTTGGATGCTGTATCAATGCAATAAGATGTTCCGTACTGACGCACATCGCCCCGAGTGTGTCCGAAAATTTGAGGTACACCATTCCAGAGTGGCTCATCAGCATCACGCCAGAGGATTCCTCCTGTGGGGTCATAGCCACCTCGTCTAATTCCAATAGCCGCATCAACGATGGTGTCGAAGAGTTTGACATTAAGGGCACTTGCGATATCCTTTACGTTGTCACATCCGGATATGAACTCGACATACGTGGGAGACAGCCCCGCGTGTGTAAGTAGATATTCTCCCGCACATGCTGCATTCTGTGGATTGACTTGTTCCATGAGGTCTTTCATCTGGTCATCAGGTTCACAATACCCACGGAAGCGGTGCTGGTCAGAGATGACTGCTCTGTCATGATTTCCCCAAAGTACTCGCATGTCCATCTTTATAGCAAGTTCGTAGCATTTCTTATCAAAATACTGTGCCTCATAATCAAATTGTCCAAGGTCACCGAGTTGGGTGATTTGTACCTCGGGGCGCAGCCTATTCTCATCCTTGTCCATCAGGCCAGCAGCAAAGAGAAGTTCTTTGAGTGTCTCAATATGCCCGTGAACGTCACCGATTACGAAATGCGTATCCATTCTTTCCCTTTCTTAATGTATATCGAGTGTACCCAAGGGCACCATAAATCGTATTCATCTGATGTAGGTTTTCCCGTCCACGCATCCCATTTATTCGTACGTCTCACTTCTAATTTACCTCTACACTCTGGACAGTACTTTGGTCGTGATCCATCGTCTACCAAGTCAATGAACCAGTATACAAACCATTCTTTAAGTGTCATTTGGTGGACCGCATCGGAATTGAACCGACCACAGATTGCTTGCAAAGCATTCTCGCCCCCTTGGTACATGGCAGCCCATAAGTTGGTGAGTCGTCCGAGCAAGGCCCTTAGGACTGTATATGCACCCATAGGCGACTCATAAATTGGGGTCGTCTCTCCGACCTGTCAAGCCTAGATAAGCGGCGGCTTTCCCATACCCTACGGCCTAGGGGATTGAACTCCCCTATTACCCATGAGCATTATCATGGAACCGTATCTTCGTTACTTTAGAATAGGGCACCGCGTCAGAGATATGCGTTCTTCTCTCGGTGTTCCGCATACCTGCCTCCACCGCCGACAAGTTCCCGCGTTGCTGGGAGTTGTTCCGAAGAAGGTGGTGCCCTAAAATCGCCCGCGTTCCCCCACTTCTATGCGCTGTGGAGTCAAGCTGTCTCTGCGGGTTCGGCCGTGTCAATTGAATGACGTTGCTTGAGCCTAGATGTACGCCTCTCCCACGCCAGCGCATAGTTGGTTAGTGGTACCCACGTACTTTGTCTGATACGTATTGCTCGGTGGGATCACAACCCACAATTCTCGGTTATTCTTTTTGCACATGTAACGTCCCGAAGGGCAGTCCAGTGCATTAAATGTTATTCCCCGATGCGTCCGCTGTCCGGTACCCTGTCACTATCCACGGTGCGAGCAATTTAATCTTAGAAGATCAGTCGTACTCCGGCACGCCCTTCCGCTTCGGTCTTAAGCCCATCAAGGAAGATTGCGCGAGCCTCGCCAAATACCTGCGGCCCAAAGCCATTTGTCTTGCCAGCATTGGACTGTACTCCGATGAGTGCAGATGGGCGAACGAGTGTTCCCCAAGTGTTATAGTCCAGTGTGCCCACACCCACAAAACGAGGGCGACCACAACGAAGTCTATAAACATCGTACTCAAAGCGATTAGCGAATCGAGTGTTATCAACAACTACGCCTCCACCGAGATAAGCAATTGGGCAGATGAATAAGAGCCCATCACCAGTGAAGCGATAGAAATGCTCTGCTCCACCTAAGGAGATGCGTGCCCCTACACTCTTATAACGTGCACCACCCTCAAATGCACCAAAGTTACGAATGAGTGAACGATCAGTTACAACTGCATTCACACCTACCCATGTCTTCGTATTCTTAGCAGGAGCCGATGTGAGGTACACAGTCGTTGTCTTCATCACCGATACTGTGTCATGCACCACATAAGGTACATTTACTGCACGATCCACAGTGACGTATCGCACAACCGAGTCACACGGGGCACTTGCCTTAGCCACAATCTTAGGTGTGGTGTGCTTGACTCGGGGGGCTGCTGTCACTGTATGCTTGTGCGGTCGCGTGGTGGTCACATGAGTGCGTTTGGTGGTCGGTGTGTGCTTCTCGCAGGGACACGGATCGGCGCAACTTGCTGTAGCGATGAGGAGTGCTGCGAGAATTGTGGGGATGATTTTCATTTGTTCTCCTTGTTATTCGTTGCCTATCATATGGAGGCAGGATGCTTCCATACTATACTTTCGTAGGATTGTAAGCGTGTCACGACGCCTCGTTAGTTATAAAAGCGTGGGGGCAGGAGGATTTACACCTCCGACTCATCCCCGGTTGGATGCGATGTTGTTAGTTACATCCATGCCCCCGTATACCTTTTATCTCTTCCTACGTATTCTTCTTCTTCTTTTTCTTCCCGTATTTAACCTTCCAACTTTGTTTGATAAACTCATCATCATACTTGTCCCACTGTATGTCGCCATTATTATCACGGATCTTATCTTTAATACTGTCCATTAATTTATCATACTGATGATCTGATAGATAAGGGAATATAATTTCTTCCATAAGCCAACAGGCGTGAGCAGGGTTAAAAGACTGAAGTCCTTTAAGTGTGATCCGGACAGTACGATCCCCGTACTTTCCACGGAATTCTCGGACACCATATGGACAAGCACCCATCTTAACGAGTTTTTCTGCGTTAATCGAACGCATCTTTTCCTTTCATTTTCTGGAGCCGCAGAGCGGGGTCGAACCGCTGGCCTGTCGCTTACAAGGCGACTGCTCTACCACCTGAGCTACTGCGGCGAGGTCGTGAATGTTACCATGATGGGGTAGGTGTGTCAAGGACTATTTGTAAGTCCTTATGGAACAATGGGTTAGACGTATCGAAGCCCATCAATTTCAGAGTCCCCAAGGATATCTGGGGGGATCACCTGAACGATACGCCACTCACAGTCACGCAATCCTGTCCAGCTACCTTTAACACCGGCGTACTTGTCATCAAACGTAATCACTTCCCCCGGGTATACGGCATAGAAGAGCCACCTACCACTACGACTAGACTTGTACATTAGGTAGTACATTGGGTGAATAGGGGTCTTCGGAGGAGGGGCAGTAAGTTGCTTTACCAACTCAGCCTTCTGTGCTTCAGTCATCTCCAACACAGTTCCATTCGGCAGATTAATTTTCATTGTGTTCCTTTCGGTTTAGTTTGGTGCCCTCACTCAGATTCGAACTGAGATGCCTTTCGGCGGAAGATTTTAAGTCTTCTGGGTCTAACCAGTTTCCCCATGAGGGCGATTGGATTAGTCGTTATGCTTCTTTCCGCTCGTTCGCCACAATTCCATTCCAATTCGGGAGGCTAGTTGGCCGATCCGTCACAATTTCAAACGTAGGATTTGAGAAGAAGTCCAACCACCAAGGGGTGGGTCGGTGTAAATTGGGGAGCATTCCGAATCCACTACTATGAAATCCCAACGTACAATCCCGATAAAGAGCCGATACCCATGTCTCACTATAAACACGCATAATCAAGTATGCTTTAGGAGGGATTGTCTTCGGTTCAAACTTCATCTCACTCAGTGCCTTAAGCATCGCTGCGTGCTGCTCTTTCGTGAGGTCCATCTTGGTGCCATTGGGGAGTGTGAAGTTCATTTCATTCCTTTCTGTGTAGTGTTTAAGTAGATCAAGTTCTGCTTTGGAGAAATCACCTACAAAATAATACGTAGGAATAAACTGCCTCTCAAGTTCTGCATTTCGTTTCATCCACTCTAGGACTGGTCCTGATGGGTTGAGCCAGTTGTTAAGGGACATTTCCATCATCTCTTTTGCATAGTTAACGGCCACGGTGGGTCAGCCCCTGAATTAATCCACTCAAGAGCATGGTGAGAAGAGATCCATAAAACCAATTCTGGTCATGAAGTGCTGCATAGATGCTTGGTGAAGAGAGACAGGAAAGGAATCCGGCGGTAAAGGAAAGAAGTACAACTAGATACTTAGCCAAGGAAAAACCTCACAATTCTAGAAAGTGGATCTTGTGCCTTAAAGTGGTCAATCGCCCATTCAGCACGCCACCCGAGTGACCTGACCACACCCTGAGAGGGCAATCTACCATAAACGGGGGACGTTGTAAAGAGCGTTCTTCGGGAGTAGTTTGACCCCCACCAGACATCTTGTTTCAGTAGTTTCATAGCCCTCACTCGGGGGGGTTAGTGTCCTTAGATTTACCCCTCAAATCATTGGGGTTTTCGATAGGTGAATGTCGTAGTGCGTTGAACGCCTTCGTGTTAGATAGGGTGATTTTTTCAAAAAGTGGTCCGATGCCCTCCATTATGCTGTAATGCGTTGAACGCCTTCAGTTTAACCCCTGTCTCTGGGGTGTGAAAAACGCACATTGCTAACCTGTTGCGGCGCAACGGATTAGGGGAAGATAAAGTGGCCTATTATATACACCACTCTGTGGCTGTGGGTTTAGGTGGGCTGTGGCCCACCCGCTGACGCGCCCACTGCCACTACTTGAGACTGTCTCCCCAGCAAATTTAATTTCGATACGGCAGCCTCCATGTCACTCTCAGAAACGATTGCGTAACGCCGGTACACACTCTCCGTTTTGTGACCCGAAAGCTTCATGGCTACAGACCGGGGGATTCCAGCCTGTTCGAAATTGCGGATAGCGGACCTTCGTAGATCGTGTACTAATGCGTCAGGGATGCCCGCAGAACGAGTTGCAGCCCTCCATGCACCTCTGTAGTCCCGGATAAAGTTACCTAAGTTGTGGAAGACGTAGGGACCGTTACGGTTAACGTGTTGCCGTTCAATGAGATCTGCCAGTTCTGGGAGGGCTTTGCAGGGAAAAGTTCTGGATTCTCCGTTTTTTGCGTTTCCAATGGAAACTGTACAAGTTCCCGAATCAAGGTTAACTTGGCTCCACCGTAGTGAGAGAACTTCAGAGATTCTCCATCCAGTAAGGAAGGCAAAAAGAATCGCTCCTTGTAGCCAGCATGGGAGATAGCTTCGTATTCGTTGTACCGCGTCAGTTGATAGAAAGCCTTCGCGGGCATTGTTCACCTTTATTGTCGGAAGTTTGGGACGGAAGGCAAGCATTCCATTTTGAGCACCGAGAGTGAGCATCCTGCCCATGATCGCTAACTCTCTTTGGATGGTAGCGGGCTTCGCCCCCTCTCGGTGCCGGTGCATTGAGTATCGTCTGAGTGCATCGGAGTCTATCTCTGTTGCACGCATGCCTAAGTGAAAGAATTGCGTGAGGCGCGAGGTACAACTGGTCATGCGTGATGAGTCTTTGCGTGTGTTGATGACGTAATCTTCGTTGATGAGTTTGACTAGGTCTGCAAGTGTTGTGGAGGATGCTTTGATGAGTGCATCGTGGGTGCCCTTACCAATTTCGCCTAGGCGCTTCTGCAATAGTTGTGTGGCATCACCTTGCAGATGTGAATGACTGCTTTCACGATATCGCTTGCCTTGGCTGTAGTAGGACACCCACCATGTGTCTTTGCGTTTGTAGATCTTGCCTAGACCACGCATTAGTCAATCCGGGAGATATCAAATCCCATATTCACAAGAGTCCCTACGTAAGTCTTAAGCTCCTTTGCCAAAGCTGCATCTCCCTTACGCTTGGACTTCAACAGACGGAGGTAGAGGGATACAAAAGCAGAAGAAGCATGTGCCATGAAGTGGAGATTAGGACCGGTCGCGGGACGAGCATTCCTCTTCATGTAAGAAAGAGCCTCAGAGATTGAGTTTGCATAATTGCCGTGGATGTTAACCGTGGGAGGATTGTAGGCAATATGGGCGTAGCCAGAAAGAATAACGTTACGCTGACCAGCAAGATAGCGAATGACACAAGTGAAGATGGTCTTGTGATAATTATTACCATTATCAGGTCCACGCATTCCACACATAATGTCATAGTCTCCACGATTCAACGGATTGAATTTCATTTGTTTCCTTTCAGTTAATTATTCAGAACCGCCCCAGATTTCCCAAAGGGCGTGCTCATCACGGGGGTCCATAGAGGGATCAAATAGGTCTGCATCTTCCAGAAAAATTGCATCATCAGGAATTTCGTCTTCGTCGTCGTCCCATTCTCCATTAGGTGTAATTCGTGGGTCCATTATCTCCTCGCAGCCTTGTAGGCTTTATCTGCTTCTGGACAATTGAATGCACGATGCCCGGGGTTGCGACAGATAGAACAGGCACGCTTACCCTTTGCTAACTTAGGAGTAACTTCCATTCGGGCAGTTACAGGTGCTACAACAGCCCCGAGTGAGGGTTCTACAGGTGCATCATACTTTACAACCCGTGCCTTTGGCAACTTGGATTCATCACCAGTTTCATCTGCTGCCTTTACCTTGTATGAATCAGATGCAGCGATTAGATCTGCACTGATCTTTGCAAGCTTCATAATTTCAGCAGAGAACTCTTGCTTCATGCGATGGATGTTATTTGAGCATTCTAGTAATTCGTCTTTGAGTGTATTGAAGTCTCCCATTTAGTCCTCGTCAAAAGGTTTGAATACTGCATTCGGATAATCACGAGATACAGCCGTGAGACATTCTACGGGGTCATCGAATCCGTGGAACTCATCTTTCCACATCTTTGTCTCTGTGTCAAATATTTTTGCAATGTACCTTCCCCATTTATCCTCAATGAGATAGACACGGAGGGAATCACCGGGCCTATCATCAAGGGGGAGAGAGGGGAGATTAAGCGGGAACATTTTCTACACGGACAGAGCGGAGGATGCGAGCAATCTCATACTCTTCCTCCCCCCGTTTGCGAATGATGAGATCACCGATTTCGATATAAGTCTTATACTTATTCGCCGGACTAATAATCGCTGCGAGGATTTCTTCTTCAGTCTTCTTTTCATCAGCCCACAGATACGTTGTCTTAAGAGTAGGCTTAGTCTTGGGGGTGTGCATAGGAAGATTGACAATACCCAGATTTGTCATCTTACTAAGGGTGAATGCCTTCGTGAAGTCTACATTTACTTCCTTGGCATAGAGATTGAAGTCATCATAATTTGCCGCAGGTTTGATCTCAAGGGGGATGACGTAGCGAGCTTTTCCATCGTACATAAAGGTAACGAGGGACTTGTTCTTGATTGCAGTGGTGAGGCGTGTCTTAAGTGTGGACATTTTTTCTCCTTTAAAGAATAGTATAGCGTTGGTAGAGTGTGCGACGGTAACAGGGGTGAGATGCGGGATAGACTCCTCTTGGGAACCAGTTGTCGTATATCTTGAATCCATCGTAATACATTGCATGTGTGTAGCGTGGTGATTTGGTGATGAAGATACTTGGTGGAGAGGTTTCGATGACATGCTGTAGTCGGATTCTAGGTACTATTTTCACGTAATCATGATGGTAATTTGAACAGCGATACTTAAAACCACGCATCCGTAGAAACTTACACATATGATGTACGTATACGTAAGTGAGTTTGTTGGGTGGGATTTTCATCATGCTTGCCAACTCATCCCTAACTTCACGATATGGAAGTTTGCACGCATAGTGCAAGGCAGTCGGTAAACACCAACGTGTCATGGGATCCTTTCTGGCGGTATGTTAACACAGGGTAGGGGGAGTGTCAAGGGCTTTTACTGAGCTGGTCATCATTGAATACGGCTGTCTCACTAAGGAATTTCTGAGTAGTGGTATCAATTACATGAAATTGGTCAAATGCATCCTTAAATTCAAGTAACTTAGGATAAACTTCACTGAGTGTATCATAGTCTCCTTTGAAATCATGCCATCCACCATAAGGGTAGTACGTAGAGAATCCGAACAAAAGGTATCGTTTGAACATTTTATCCTTTCTTAGTCGCGTGCTGCACACTCCGGACATACACCACTAGGTGGAATTTCTGCATTGTTGAAAGGTTGTCCGCATGTGCAATCCTCAGGAGCGTTGAATTCATGGATGATTGCTTCGTAGACTTCGATGAACTCTTCTTTCTGTGGTTCAAAGTCGAGCTTGAATCGAGTAATAATTTCATCTTCAAGTGGCTTGGTTGGATGACGGACAATCCAACTGTCAGTTCCGAAGCGATGTTGGTAGAGAATGATCCAGAGTTTCATTCAATGTCCTTTGCAATTTCAATAAGGGTAGTATGGTATTCAAGCTCTTCTTTCACTTAAATCTCCTTTTCCATTGCCCATTCTTTGCGCTCCACAAGTCAGGGGCAAGCGCATTGTAGATGAGATCAGACAACAAATCCAGAATGATCATGCTTTGCCTTTCCTTTTGGAGTCAAGACGACGAGACTTTTTGGTTTGTCAAGAAAGCGTAGGTCATTCTCATCCCCGTCAATTACATTCGGATAGGTTTCAAACCAATTGATTCTCCTGAGGAGACTGTCTTTTGGTGAACGAGTTACGATAGTGACGTTCAAACCTCGATTAAATTCGTCACGACACGTATCTAAGTTATTCTCAGACATTGAGAATGTCAGATGGTAATTAGGTGGAGTTACTCTGTTGGGACGCTTCGTGTAATCATAGAACTGGAGATTAGGGAATGTCTCCATGATTGTACATCCACCAGTTCCCTTAATCTTTTCCCATGCAATGTCTGACGTTCCATTAAGACGAACGCATGGAATTAGATCTAGTTTCTTTGCACGAGTAATGAGTTTGATAATGTCAGTGTAGAGCATATCTACAAACTTAGAGGGGGATTCCACGAATAGCTTTGTCTTGCGAATCCTACCATCACGAGTATGGGGCATGATACCACGGCCAGCAGTGAAAAGGCAAGCACTTTTACAGCCGGGGGAATGGTTTGGGCAAAGATTTGGCAATCCGAATTGCCCTGCGGGAACAAGATATAGGATGCCAGTTAGGTAACCTTTAGCCTGTCCCTTGACTGTCTTTGCATTGCCACAAGTTAGGAGGTTCCAGCCCATTAGACAATATCCTCGCGGTGGTCATCGTCAGAGGAGAACACTTTGAACTTAGCCTCACCATTCGGAAAGATGATGAGAATTGAGAAAGAAACGTAGCGTAGCTTTTCGTTCCCTCCAGCAATTACTTGCAAATAAGAATCGTCTGCAAGACGCTTTGCCATTTCTTTTCCAAACTCCTCAAGATCCCACTCAGTGGAGTCTTTGTCGTCAGACCAAGGGGTGTTGGGAAAAGCCACTGGGTATTGCTCATATCCTCCGAAGGAAAAGGAATCAGAAGTATCTCTCCATAGCTGAATGTTCTCTCCGAATCGGACGTGGGTAGTGAACCATGCTTCAAACGTATTAGGATCTTTTACTTTGAACGTGTTACTTTTGACTGCTCCATACATGTCAGACATTAGCGAATTTGCTCCACAGTTCCATCAGGGTTGAGTGCATACTCCACGTATGAGTTTGGTGCATTCTCAAGTGTGGTGGAATTTTCATTACTTCCACCAGTAAGTTCGAAGCAAACTACGTCCCGCCCGAGCGAGTCAATTCTCATTGATACACATCCACCAATATTCCATCCTCGGACGTGAGCAGAGATGGAATTATCACCACAACGTGTGACTGTCTTTCTGAAACTTCGGCCCATCATACTTCCGTAGAAGTGACTCATGTGTCCATTTCCTCTCTTCGTTGTTCAATAATACGATCGAGATGTTGCATGATGTTATACCAGAAGTTTTCATCCTTCTTAAATACTTGGTATCTTTCCCACACCTCTTCTGCAATGGGGACCACAGAAACTAATGTTCGTTGTTCTGGACGTGCCTCTTTCATGTCAAAATATCCATCTGTATAATCAAGATGAATATAGACGTAATTCTTGGTCATGCCTTCCTCTTTTTACGAGTGCAAAGGAGAACATCTCCAACGATATACATTGGATAATTATGTGCCTTGGTTGCAAGAATAGATGCATTGTGATTGAGTGGGAGTTGTAGGCCCAATCCATCTTCATTAAGCCACATTTCTCCACCGATTACAGACACACGTTCAATGAGTCCACCTACAATCTTTTGCATCTCTTGGAGTGTGGGTTTCTTTCCATTTGCAGGGATGAAATCCACTTCACGTCCATCGGTGTATAGGATTTTGTATGTCATTCTAGAGTGAACCCTTCTTCTCGCATATCATCTGCAAGATCTTTTGCGTATCTGTGACTTACACAGAGGGAAGAACCAAGCCACATATCGTCAGATTGCGTATTATTATCGAGCCACTCCATCGTGCGTTTATTGCATGGAGTGAATGTGTAGATTGATCCTTCGTTACGAATTAGGCAATCAGCGGGAGTGCGTGTCATTTGCATACCAGCATTCGAAGTACCACTTGTGAGTGGTTAGATTATGTACAATGTCACAGTGATTGAACTCTTGATGCTTTGCATAGTAGAGTTCCATCGCCTTTTCAGCTTCATCGGCAGATGTATATTCATGCTTTGATCGCATGGAAAACTCCTATTAGAAGTTATTCGGGCCGCGTGTTTCCTGAGAGTCGACGATTCGATTGAGAATCTGCCGTGCCTGAATGTGTGACAATCCGGGGAGTGCTGCACAAATTGCGCCACACGCTGCACTTTGTCCACCACAAGTACTCATTGTGTACCAGTTTCGGGGGGTTCCACAATGACGACAAGTACTGTCATACGGGACAAACTTATTCTTAAACCTCCGCTCACTTGCGGGAATCTCATGACTCTTACGAATGTACGTATACTTCAGCAGGAATCCGACGATGCGGTTCATTACTTCACTCCCACGATAAGGTTATTCTTCACAGTCACGTTCGCAAACTTTGTCCGCTTTGGGTGGTCCATACACACACAGAATGTACCATTCTCTTTCAACTCACTTCCGAAGAATGACGTTTCGATAAAGTAGTCTCCTGCGACGAGGTATGGAATCGTGATCACACCATGTGGTCCTGCAACTTCAGTTCCACTCTTTGCAATGCGTTCCTTGAGTTCTTTCTTTGACTTGAAGCCACGGAAGTGCATCATTACTCATCCCTCCAGATGTCATCTTGTTCGGGAAGTGTACCTTTACGCTCGGAGTCAAGAATTTCATTCTCATAGATGAATAGACACTCTGGATTCTTCTTGTAATCCTCCAGTGGGACGAATTCTCCGGAGTACTTTTTCGACGACTTTCTTTCGACATATTCACCATTTACATAATCACACTGTCGGTGATATCCAGTGAGTTGATACAGAGAAGAATTTTCTTCTACAGCGTAATCAGCGCCGCAACAAGTGCATGTCACTCGGAGGGGATTGTGTCCGAATCGATTGAAGAAGATGATACACGCTTCAGTTTCAGGTGCCTCAATGTAGATGATTGCGTATTTTTCTTTTTTACCACCACCAGAATTCATGTCCCAGAATCGTGTCCACATATTAGAATCCCTTTTCAGTGAGTGCCAGCATGAGTTTCACGGCATCCTCTGCCGTTTGTGCATAGTGGACGCGATCACCGCGTGTGACATGCCACTCGTTTTTATCCATTTGCGTAATAGTCCACATGTTATTTCTCCGAATGTCCACACTCGGGGCACTTCAAACAATTTTCAAGTGTGGTAGAAAGGTGATTGTGACTACGATCTTCTTTGCGGATGATTGCTTTGGAATACTTGAGGGTAACTTTCACATTTTTCCGAGCACAAACTTTGCAGTAACGCTTTTCGAAAGACACGTTACCCTTTCTTTAGCTCCCTATTGAATGATAGGGACGCTTTGTGGAGTGCATTGTACTTCTGAATCGAGGGAGAGTCAAGATATTTCTGTGCCGCGTCTTTTACAGCTTGTTCCATTGCATCTAATCCACCAAGGCGGATTCGTTGTGCAATTACTAGGTCACGGAAGCCATATTTCATCTATTCTCCAATATGGTGCGCCCCGAGAGACTCGAACTCTCATCTAATAGGTTAAAAGCCTATTGTTCTACCATTGAACTAAGGGCGCAAGGAACCTGTGTGGCCTAGGGTCCGGTGCGATTCCACGTTGTGGTGCAATCCGGCAGACGTTCCACACAGGTAGAATATTTCGGCATGGTATCTATCGTATCCGATAGCTTTTTCGCACAATGCACACTCAGACTGTGTTGTCTTGCAAATTTGTTGTGTGCAAGTCACTCTCTAGTGCGCTAGGCGCAAGGCGATTGTGATTTATACTTGCACACTCAGATTGCCTAAGCCTTTACGCTTATCTCACTCCTCAACGCGGAGTGTAGCTAGGGGCAATCTACGTCAAGATGGATAGTGTATGAATCGTGTGCCGAGGATTTATTGGTCACCCCGATGAGCTTTGACGAGCCGCATAACTTGTTTCCAGTCCGCGTCAACGGGTGGACTTTTCGTTATGCTATGTAATCGTATCGCACACGATCATATACTAGGGGATTGCGTTCCACAGTGGCCGAGTAATTAGCTAGAGTCTCGGAAATATCGCACTGGCAGATTAGGCATTGCCGCATCGGCTCTGGAACGGGTTTCACCCGTTGATACGCTGGGGTAATCTCATTGTGCATTGCATTCAATGGGATAGTTGATTGCGTTCCCCTTGGATTCCCAGCGTACTTCGGCATGGAATCTTGCCTTGCCTAAACTTTGCGCGTTATGATATGCGCGCCCCATTTGTTGCATTGGATTACGAAATCTTTTCCCACAGCTTGACCGACTCTGCCCACAACTTGAAATTCTCAGGCGTGGTATTGAACAAGAGACACGACGGAACAGCGTCCTTTTCGGCAATTTCAACCTTGTTCACGATGACACAGAAGTCATCGGTTTCACCAGTGGAACGGTACGCCGCTGCAATCTTGGCAACAGCAATGAGAATCTGAGAGAACGGGCGGAAGATTTCAATTCCCTTGTCGTTCATCGTTCCAGTTGCGACAGGGAGCGCCATCGCATCGTCAATTGCGGCGCGAATATTAGACTTTTCGCGGACCGGAACTGAGAATACCGCAGGGCGATTGCTAACCGTGATACTGCGTGGAGCGTTCATTGTGTAACCTTTCGTGTTATGTTTGGGTTTGGTTTGTTTCGTGGTATTGAAAGAGTGTGAACCCCTAGCAATTCGGGGTCCCGCTTTTCTCTAGTATTGTGCATCCCGGTTACGTTTCATTCCAGTAACTTGAACGGGGTCCACACTCTCAAAGTTTTTGGATTGCGCTTGGTCATTCTCTCAAACGTAAGAGCCTGATTAAATCGAGTGACTAGGTTCACTCACGAGCCGGGCACTAGGTTCCGGTAGTTTCTCGCATTGCCGCCCTAAGTCAATTTGACTTGCCAAGTCAGGGATTGCTTACTATGGGTTGTAGTTTTTCATGACTTTCCGGCGGTGAAGCTTGCACGATGGATTGTGCGATGCTACCGGCCTAAGCCTCGTTCGCATTCATTGTGCAGCGCGAACCATTTGCGACACTTCTAAGCTACTGCATCCTGCGTGCTACGTCAAGCTTTTTGTCGCTGGTCACGTTCTACGCTTTTCGATTGCTTACTAACGTCAGAGTATTTGCCGCCCGTACAGGCTAGGCCATTTGTCCCTAGTTAGGCTCACAATCGGCGACACTTGCACAACCCGTAGTCTAGTGGCCGATACTTTTTGTTACTCGCCGAACCGCCGTTTCCCGCTTGGATCGCGTTAGCGTCCTTTGCGTTCTTCATGCGTTCCCGCTTGCGACACCCTGATAAGATCATACTTTGTGGCTTGTGTCTAGTCTTTTCTTTCGGCCGATCCTATCGGGCCGATGTCCACTGTGTACGGTTATAACGTATTGCACGCAGCGTACCAGAGTGCCAGTTATGCAAATAAACGAGTTAGCAGCCTTGCACAAGTGTGTAGTGAGACATATTTGGTCATGGGATTGTCAAGCAATACTATAACCTATTGGGATGCAATGGCTTGCGAGAGTGAGACATAATGTCCACTACTGGGTCAAGGTGTCACACAGTAGATCTACGTACTTAACAGTGTTAAATGACCTTAACATTTGTTATGGTATAAATCTTGCATATTCACCGATTTTGGAGTGTGTCAAATTTGACACACTCGGGAGTGTTCAATTCTGTTACACTTACAGTGTGGGCGCACAGTATAAAGGACGCGCACACGCGTCGCAAGACTAGTGCCAACATGCATCAGTCACACGAGAGACACAAATACGCGACACTTGTGCCGTAAACCCTTGTCACGCATAGGCTTTGCAAAGCATTGTATATGCTCCACGCGATAGAATCTAAAGGATAGCAAGGATCATGCCAACGTCGCCCGAGCGTGGCGAGCACGCGATGACGCGGGCGGGGGGACGACCCCAACGTGCGGGGTGGCGCTCTGTGCCTTCTTTGATCTCCGAATGTACAAAAAATTAGACAGACAGACGTTTTGATACGGAAAGGTGCTAACTCCATGCGGGACTTACGTTTAACGGTTACTGAACAGCGAATTGAGAAAATTAAGAAATTCTGGCTTCAAAATCCACACGCTGTAAACCGGCAAGTCCAAGACGCCTGTCTTTGTAGTGAACAGATGGCCCGTAAGATCCGAAAGGAACTAGTTGAGGCCGGTATCCTACAGCCCTCCACGTTCCTCCGTAATCAGCCACTGTTGACCCCAGACAGCCTTCCACCTGACAAACGGTCCAAGATGTCACTTAGTGACATACCTATGCCTGACAAGCCTGAGGAATTCGGAGCGGATGACCTCACAAAGTACATGAAAGATGAGTTCGGTGTAGAAGATCCGAACCGGGACCTCACCCCTGAAGAATTCAAGGGAATTTTATCACGCATCGCACGAAACCCAAAGGTCCCGTTTCAGATCGTTATCGCCGCAGGCAATGCAAAATTCAAGGTAGACCAAGACCTTGCAAGCCAGCATGACTTAGGACCCGGGTTACCCATCACGGAAGAGGACGCCACTGTACGACTGACACTAATGAATAAGGCTGTGGGCATTAAGATTGCTACGGCTGCATTCGAACGAGCCTTCATTGACCTAAAGGAAATCCCTGATGCGGCGAATGACAGTCCCAAACCTCCTGACGGAACTCCGCAGACTATTGATCCAGCCCTCAACGAAGATAAAAAAGAGGAAACTTAAGATCTGTGGGCACTCAACTTGGGAGATAGATCACGAAACGAAAAAGATAACTAATATAACGATGTACCTCGATCTTCGACGCGATGGTGTTGTCCGACTTGTTCTTCATGAATTACTTCATGTCTATATGTCTGCACATTTCCGTATCGAAGATTTTTTTGTTTACGAACTCTCGGAGCCTCCGATGCTTGCATGGGAGACAACGGTATACAATCATCTGCACAGCCCCGCCCGAGTGAGGCAATTAGAGAGTTGGGCTAAAGCAATAGACCGAAAATTGAAAGGATAATCATGCATGATGCAGTGATGAAATATGTAGAGGAGCAGCTACGTGACCATGTATTCGAAGACAAGTCAATCCTAGACGTTGGTAGCCTTAATGTAAATGGTTCTCTTCGTGAGGGACTCGTTTGTCTAGACAAGCTCGATTACACAGGGATCGACATGTGTGACGGACCTGATGTAGATATTGTAACTAAGGTTGAGGACTTCAACCCGGGGAGACAGTACGATTACGTTTTCTCTGCGAGTTGTTTGGAGCATTGTAAGTATTGGAAGCTGGCTTTAACACGAATGAAAGAATTAGTAAAGCCGGGTGGATACCTCCTTGTTACTACACACTCTCCTCTTGCTGGATTCCACGCATATCCGTCTGATTACTGGCGATGGACACCGGATCAGTGGAGGGCCTCGTTTACTGACATGGAGATCCTCAATATCGTGGATGGATGTGGAATGGACGTCATGGTCCTTTGTAAGAAACCCCTCGACTATAGACCCTGTGCATTACCTAATGCAACCCCTGTAGTACTGCCCGATTGGGCAACTGAAGATAGGAGTTCCCTTTGATTACAATTCGCTGTCAAAACTGTGGTGATTCGAAGCCCCCTTCATCTGAACTCTGCTCTGCCTGTCAGGACCTCCTCGTTAATGTAGAGAAGCAGATTGAGACAGAGAAGATTGAAGACATGTTTAAGAAGGATGCCCTTCGTCAGAATATACTATTCACTCGGCGTAAGGCTCTAGGTATTGCAGCCCGCCCTGACCCTCGCCAACTTTTCAATACATTAGACTCACGAGATTTTGATGCACGCATTGCTGTGTCCCCCGGATCTCCCGGTGACCCACGGCGTTCAGGAGGGATTTAAATGAAACTTCGTTCACTCTTCCTAGCCCTTATTTCCACATGTACACTGGTAGGAGCGGCGTTTGCTGGTGGAATCCCTGATCCTCCTCCTCCTCCTGATCCGCCTGCATATCAGGCACCGGCCTCAATTCGAAATACAATGTATGTCGCTCCGGGTGCTGGTGGAGCAGGTACATCGGCAACTGCCCCAATGTCTTTGGCAGCGGCGTGTCTCGCTGCTGGAAAGGGTGATATCGTATACGTCCTCCCGGGGGACTATACTACGGAGACATTTTACCCAGATTCTTCAGGGACGTCTGACAACGAGATTCAATACCTCGGGGACGTAAATCATCCAGAGTCTGTGATCATGCCAGCATTAACAACATCTCGTTCATATCTGACGATCAAATACATGAGCTTTCAGGGTCCAGTAACACTAACACGCGGCCGAGAGGGGGTTACAGCAGATTCTGCAAAGGTAGCTTCTCACGTTTGGGTTAGTAAGGGGATGGCAACAGGAATTAACTTCTATGGAGCCCAGAACTGTCGTGTAGATAACATGGTGATTAATAGTGCAGGCGGGACGGCGATTTCCTTTAGCGGTGGTTTAAGTGGTGTAGAGTCTGCTGCTCTTGATGCTTCCGCCCCGCGCCAGTCTGCGGCACAGTATGACACATTGCAGGATTGTACAATCACTGTTGGAGTTCTTGCTCGTGCATCTGGTTACGCATTTGTGAGTAAGGCTTTTGCAAATCATAATTTCATCCATCGTAATAGAGTAACGACGACACTTCGTTGGGGCAAAGATGTAGTAATCCAGCGGGCACTTTTTAACTCCCGGACGAATACCTTCTCAGACAACATGTGGGAGAGCAACTTCCCTGTAGCACAGACAGATGGAGTAGGGTATGAAGGAACAGGTCCTGCGTGTGCATTTTCTCTCGCAGATTCCTCAATTTCAAACACATTTACTCGTGACAGTATCGTTGCTGGACAGGCTCAGGGTAATGGAGCCCCGGGAATTTTTGTGGACCTGATCAGTCTTGGTAATTCTAGTTATAGGGGACGTTGTACAGGGAATAACTGGACTTTTTGCTACATTAAGACGAATGCAGAGAATAAGATTAGTATTGCGAGTAACAGTGCAAAGAATTACTTAACTCAGTCACGTATTGAGACAACAGTGGGTGCTCCATCAATCACATTCTATGGATGTCCCTCGGTTGATACAACCAGTGTGAAATTTAAGAATTGGTACATACAGGGTAATACATTCTTAACGACTGGACGAGAGAGCACAAATTTTAATTTTACAGGAAGTTGCTCTGTTTCGGCTGTCCCAGACACATCGTTCATTTCCGACTCAAATATTTTCGTCGGAGATACAGACCACTCTCTTTGGGGTGGAAAATCAACATTACAGAGTGTCTCACTTTACGGTCTAGAAGAGCATAGTCTCTCTAGCGCACGATAACCCACCCGAGATAACAAGGAGACTAGATGAAGAATTTTATTGCAATAATGGTGACCCTCCTCGTCCTTTTTTCCGCCTCGGTTACGGGAGCGGCAACCAAATACGTATCCCCAACAGGAGCGGGAGTAGGAACGGTTGAAAGTCCGTGGAGTATGACGAGGTGTAATGACAGTCTTGCTGTGGGAGATGTGGCAATTCTCGCTGCGGGGGTGTATTCAACAGCAATTAACCCGACGGCGACTCCTACAGGGGTAAATCGACTTACATATATTGGAAGTATCTCGTACCCGTCAGCAACGATTGTCCCATCGATTAACATGGATAAAAGTTACATCACATATAAAGGACTAACTTTTTTGGCTACTACTACCGGAGGGTTTAATGGTACTAATGGGTCAGGAGTGCATGAGGCTGCTTTTTCAGCACATCACGACTCCCTTTTGTACGTAAATGACTCAACGGCTGTCTGGAATCAGGGGCAGTTTGCAAGTTATAATTATTTCAAGAGTATGCGTTTCATTAATATTGAGCGGTTAAAAATCAGAGGTGGTGGACTTTTCGGTAGTGGTGTCGCTGATACTGTAGATGCATCGTCACCATCGGCAAATAAATTTGTAGACTGTTCCTTTGATATACAGCGTGTCGGAGAAAACTCAACTGGAGGATTCGTTCTTTCTTGGACGGATAGTAACCAGTTTACTCGGTGTAATATTGCAATTACGTGTACTCCATCAGGTAACAATGGGATGTTGAAATTGTATACTGCACGTAGAAACACATTTACTGACTGTCGTTTCACTTTTACAAACAACAGAACAGGATCATGTGACGAATGTGGAATGACATACCTCCGGGACAGGACATATTTTACAACGTTTGAACGGGATACATTCTTACTTCGCGGTGTAGCTTGGCAGCAGTTTTACGCTTCAGGATCTGGTGTAAATGATAGTGTTACACCAACGATGGGGACACGTTTTTCTTATTGTGTCTTTCGCCACTCAGCCGTTGCCGCATCGGGACAATCAGGATTCCTACCGACATGGCAAGGTGGAATGCGAGATGACGTATTTGAATTCAACTCTGTCGTAGGTAACTCTCTTGGTGGATGGGGGACTCTTGGAACAGTAGTAAACGCTGGTGTACGAGTTCGAAACAATGTATTTATCCGTGCCGACGGTGGACCCATCCTTGGTGGTGATGCCGTCACTGCGGGGGCAAAAATCCGGAATAACATCTATGTACAGGGAGACACACACTGGGATCTAAGTAAGAACAATGGTAACTGGATGGGGTTTATGCCAGCAGCGACTCCCTCTGACTCTAACCTCTACTGGTGTTATGATTACTCGACTTTGACCAAGAGCAATTTCATTAAGGCTCCTAGTGGTGCAATGAGTGGTGTCGGACCCGGAACACCCCTAGCAAGTGCAGGAATCGATGTCCATAGTAACTATGCAAATCCAAACTTTATTAACGGTCCAATTGGAAACCAGTTAGGATGTGCCTCTCCTAATTATGTCCCATGTGCGATGGGTGCAGGGACATTCTGTGGGTTGAACACACAGGCTGTGATTGAGGGATTTGATACTCGACTATCTGCTTCGTCCCCCGCTCGTGGTGCAGGAGGTGGGGCATTACATGAAGATATTGGTCCCGTTGCATATAGTAAACCAACGGCGTATATCCTTTCACCAAATGATTCACTAGTCCTCTCTACAGCAACACATGCTCTTGTCAAACTTCGCATCACACCTCAATCATGTAGTGGGGGAAATTATGTAAAGAGTCTTTGGGCATCTGATTCAACCGGATTTGCAATCCCAGAGGTTCTATTCTACGGAGATTCCCTTGGTGTGACTCAAGATCAGGAACTATCGGAGCGAGATGGGCGAGCCATTCAACTTGGGAATGAGGAACAAGTGTTCTGGGTTAAAGTAAATTCTGACTCCTCCCGAACAGGACGAGGCGTGATTAACTTCAGAAGTAACGACACGAACAATACCGATCTTCATTTACCCGTTTCTATAACGGCTTCTCCGTAAAGAAGGTGATCCAAATGGCAAAGTGTGGAAAGAAAGGTAAGAAAGGGAAGGGTTGCTAACCTTCTCTCACATGGGGCAGCCCCCCGAGTGAGGAATTTATGCTTGATGTAAAGCCCGAAGCATCGTGTGGCCCTCCTGAGGGAGACTCCACACCATTAGTTCCAACGACATTACCACCTAAGAAGTAACTACAACTGGAGCGCAGATGGAAGAGAAGACATTTAATTGGGATCTCAATAGTGAGAGAATTCTATGGCGAGCTATCTGCGCTCCTAAGCGTTGGCACAATGAAAAGAAGGAAGTAGATACACACCCGGATAGTCTATGGTGGTTCATTTCAATTGCATGGGGGGCAGAATGGTATTTTCGGACAACACGGAAGCGTCGGTGGCTAGTCGAACGTTTTCACGGCCCCTATTTACGCTGGCTTCAGGAGCACAGGTTATCTTGGTTGAACGAGAGAGCGACCGGAAGAGGCACGCGGCGAATGATCGCTACTATCGTCCCTCGTGGATGTGGGAAGACAGTGACGGGGACAAAGGCAGCAACGTTATGGACCCATTTAGATCAGCCTGATTTAGCCTCTGTAGTTGCAGCAGAAGATAAAGACCTCGCGCAAGACATCCTTGGTGCAATGAAAGAAGTACTTTCTGGGACAGATCCAAATTCATGGTTCTGTTGGTTATATGGACAATGGAAAACCAGTGATCGTGACTGGTTAAAGGGTAAGGTTACACATGCTTATCGTAGATCTACTGCGATCTCAGAACCATCTATCGCCTCCGCATCTGTGGAAACTGGTATTACTGGGTATCACCCTGATGATTGTACTTGGGATGACCCCCTATCCGCTAACAAATTAAGAGACTCAGGCGGACACTTAGCAGCAGCCCACACTGCGTTTGATGCGACATATTACGCCCTCTCAACCGATGGTTGGATGGCAATGACATTGACCCGATACCTTGACGATGATATCGCGGGACGACACTTGAAGAAAGAGGGTGTGGCCGAGTGGCATGGCATGGACCCTCCGAATCGTTCATACTTCGAAGATATCCCTCTCGGGCGGGGCCGCTGGCACGTTTGGTTCATGCAGATTGAAGATGCAAATGGAGAACCTACGCTGCCAGAAGTCATGTCAGCAGATGAAATCGCTCTTGCAAAGAAGCGTGACCCAATTGACTTTGCTTGCCAGTATATGAACGATCCACAGCATGGTGAAGCCGTACAGATAACGGAAGCCCATGTAAATTCTTTACGGATAGATCGGTCGAAGCTAAGGGATATCCCGATTGCTTTCGCCTCTGTCCATCTCGATACAGCATTTAAAACTGAGAAGACAATCGCAATGGGTGATGATTCAGCCATTGTTACTTTCTTGCATGATTCTCGCCCAAATGGACTTGTCTACCTAGACTCAGCCCATGCGTCTAATGAGTGGCGAGATACACAGTTCTTCGCAAAATTGATATCTGTTCTTTTAGATTTACGCCGCCGAGGTATATGGGTAAAGTGTATAACAGATGAGGTAGAGCCTAGTGGAAAGACACGAGAACTCTTTAAGAATCACCTTATCGGAATCATCAGACAGGCTGGAATACCCTCAGTCCCAAAAATTATTCAACTTACAAGACAAGGAACAAAGAAAGAGCAGCGTCTACGAGATGCAACGAGCTTCTGGTCAGATGGATATGTTCGCGTCCTTGTCCACTGTGACCAAGCCGGAAACTTCATAGATTCTACATGCCCCGGATTCGTTAAGTATCGTAGTCAACTGGTTAAAGGCCGGGGTTCAATCCATGATGACATTGCTGATGCAGGTAGTGATGTTTGGTCTTCAGACGTATGGCGTCGTCCTACTTCGGCGACTTATGGGTTGGCTCGTGATGAAGGTCAAGATGTTATTAACCCAACGGACTATGGACTAAAAAACTTTCTCTCCGGACGGGCGAATGCAGCCTTAAACGATCTTCTTATTGAACAGGATACTAGAAATAGAAACTATCGCTCAGTCGATATGGATGTTATTGATAGCCCATACTCAAATGATCCGATATAGAAAGGTACGAATGGTAGGGAATAGGGTTGTAGTATTCGACATCGAGACACGCTTAGGCCCAGATGACAAACGCTTTGAAAACAAAGACATGGGATGGGATGCCCTCCGTCGAGGTGAGGGAGGGATCAGTGCCATTGCAATCTGGGACTCAAAAGACAACTGGTGCTATTTATACGACGATCATGAGATAGAAGATGCCGTAGCCCATCTTGAATTAGCGGATCAGGTTGTTGGTTACTCTTCAGAGAATTTTGATATACCCTGTATCGAAGGTGTCATTGACCGGAAGATTCGGATAAAAGAACACATCGATATCTTACCGATCATTTGGGACGCTATCCGCGCCCGAGATAACTTCGAACGGATGAAAGGCTACAAATTAAAAGAAGTTGCTTTTCGTTGTTTAGGCCGGGGCAAAATTGAACACGGTAGTAACGTTTCTGATCTATTAGAAAAGGGGCGTTACGGGCGCGTCTTTAATTACTGTCTTGATGATGTCCACCTAACCCGCGATATTCTAATTTTCATTCAGAAAGAAGGCGGAATCGTTGATGCAAAAGGACAGTTTTTAGCTCTTGATCTTCCTAAAGATCTACCCTACTTGGGTACGAAGGATTAACTAATGAATTACAGACTAGAGCGGGAACGAACTCCAGAAGCCCGACGCGATCAAATTATAGATTTCGTGGTCACTAAGATGAAGAGATCCGAAGCGGATCAGGTTGGAATTCGTCTACGCTTACCACGCCTCTATGATCTATGGCGTGGAGTCTATACTGGAAGGTTCCATCCCCACAAGAACAACGTGCATTTACCCTTAATTTTCAGTGCAATTTGGTCAGATGCTGCACGTAAGGCTGCAACATCGATGAACACATTCCCGATTGTACGCTTCACTGGTTACGGACCTGACGACGCAAAAATTGCACGCAAACGTGAGGCATTAATCAGTGCCCAGTTCTCAGACATTAACATATTTATGAAGATGGTTGACCATTTCGTGACCGCTGACCTTTACGGTGTTGCAATCACACAGGTAGGATGGACACGTAAGGAAGAACTTAGGGCAATTTCAAATACTGTACGCCTTCCACTCTCAGGAAAGATCATAAAAACTGTTCGTCGTGGTAAAGTCATTATGTTTGACGGCCCCGACATAGAAAATATCGACCGTTTGGACTTTTTTCCGCAAGAAAAGGTCAAAACAATTGCAAAAATGCGCGGATACGTCCGTAGGTACATCCGGGATATCGATGACGTGCGTGCTTTGGCTGAATCTGGAATGTTTAACAAGGCAGAACTTCGCAGAATGGAAGAGGAAGGTGGAGTAAATGCTACCATTGCTGCTGACGAAGCCTTAATTCGTAGATTCCAGCCGTATACGTCAACATCTAGTGATCAGATGGAGACTCTAGATAAGTTTAGTCGTCCAGTTGAACTCCTAGAATACTGGGGCTACGTCCCCTCCGAGTTATCTGACGACGGTGTTCTCTGTCGTGTTATTACAATTGCAAATCGGCGTTACGTGATGCGTAATGAGCCGAATCCATACGATCATGGTGACTTACCGGCGATAGAATTTGCACCAATGCCTGACCCACATTACTTCGACGCACCGGGTAAGGCTGAAGTTGCAGAGAAGTTACAGTTGACAGCGAATCGGTATGTGAATCAGGGTCTTGATGCCGCTGAGTTCAGGATTGATCCGATGTGGTTCTATGATAAGGGATCGGGGCTAAACACAAACAAGTTATATTCGAAACCCGGTCGATTTATAGGTGTCAACGGTAATCCGAAAGATGTGATCGCAAATCTTCAAGGTGACACAAGTGGTATCGCAGTTGCTCAGGGTCAGGTTCAAATGGCCAGTCAGTTTGCACAGATGGCAATGGGCATCTATGATGATGTGAATCAAGGTGGGGGTGGAGATAGTCGTCAGACTGCGCGAGAGTTCTTAGGGCGTAGAGAAGCGGCTGGTACTCGTCTTAATCTTGAGTCTATGATCTTTGAGCGGAATTATCTTGAGCCACTTGCAAATATGTTCGTAGCATTAGACAAACAGTTCCTTGAGACACCTACTGAGGTTCTTATCTTAGGTGATAATTCTAAGTTTGACCCAGTTACAGGTGATCCAATTGAAGCAACTCGGGAGGTGTTGGACGGATTTGATTTAACTCCGAACTACGCCGCTCGTGCGTATGGTGCTCTTTCAGCACTTTCGAAGGGAACGATGCAGGGTAACTTGATGCAATTAGCACAGGCTGTTTCTGCTAATCCACAGGTTGCCGGTGCAATCAATATGTTGAACTTCTGGCGAGGGATCTTCAAGGAGTTTGAAATTCCAAATGTGAATGAGATCTTCCAGAAGGCTGACTTTCAAACAATGATCAATCAGGCAAATGGTGGGGCTCCCGGTGGATTGGGTGCTGTACCTACAAGTAAGCAGCTTGTTGGTGGGGCAATCCCACCAGCTATGGCAGCTAACATCCCGGGACTTGCGGGTGGTGGTGCTGGTGAGCAGGATATGCCTCCACAAATGATGGCTGCACCGCAACAGGGATAGAAAGGCAAGTATGAGTTTCGTTGAAAAATTTGGAATAAAGTCTCCAACTGATGACGAGATGAGGCAGATACAGTATATCCTTGTTTCACCAGCATGGCGGGGATGTTTCCGGGTGTACCTAGAACGAATGCGTGACTCGTCTATGGATATTTTAAAGGACCCAGATAAGGGTAGAGAGGATCGGTTACCCGACGATTTTTTGCGGGGGCAGATCGCTACACTTGAAGGATTCCTTAAATTTACAGATGATCTAATGCAGGACTTCACTGAATCAATGGGTAGAAAACCGGAGCTTACACCAGAACAAGAATACGATAGATTACGTGCAGAAGGAAAGATCGGACCAGCGGGGCAGTATACCGAAGAAGATCCAGAAGAACTCTAACTTTAGGGGCGACCCCTAGAGTGTGGCGAAAGCCCGAAAGGATTTAATATGTCAATGAATTTAGAACCAGTGCTTTCCACAGAAGACGACCTCATTAAAGACTTAGCTTCAACGTATGGTAATGATGTCCGAATCGCATTGGACAAGGCTGGTTGGCAGCAAGGTGTCCCTGCTCCGTTTGTACCGAACGCCTCGGTTACTCCGGCAGCACCACCAAGTACCACAGTACCCCCTGTTACTACACCAGCATCGGTCACCCCGCATGCCGTAGAACCAGTGGTTACGACTCCTACGACCACCCCAGAGACACCTCAGACTGTGACAACCACAGACCCACTTGAGTTATTGAAAGATCCTGATGGTAGGTACTTAGGGAAATATACAGACCCCGAAGCAGCAAAGCGGGGCTACCACTCGATTCTACAGTTAGCCAAGCAGAATATGGCTGAAGTAGATCGGCTAAAAGCAGAACTGGCAAATCGGCCTAGTCAGCCTCTTGCGCCAGTCGTGACCACCCCCGAGAGAGGGCTAACAGAAACACCGTTGGTTCGTTCGGCAAAGCGTGACGAGGTACTTAATGCGCTTAAGACAGGGTACAATATTGAGCCTACAGACATTGATAATCTAGTCAATGTGCTTACTGAAGAGGCCCGTTTGGCAGCGTCACAGGCTGTGTCACAGCAGTTTGAGCAGCAGAAACGTGTTGCATCGGAATGGGCTGAAGCTGATCGGTACATGGCTAAGGAACATCCTGATTCTCTTCAGCACGGCGACGATCTTGAACTGTTCGTTAAAGCAAACCCACGAGTGGCTAAAAATATAGACGATCTTATTGCAAATAACAATCGTGTTGGTGCATTAGAACACGCTTGGCTTGCATTTAAGAATGCAAATGGCAGCGCAATCTTAAACTCTGAAGTACAGCGGGAACGTGAGCTTCTGGCTCATGCAGCGGTAACAAAAGAGGAGCAGGATAAAGCCCGTATTCAGGCTGGTCTTGTCC